TTTGTAACTGCCACTAACTGAACCACCTCACTTGGATTCTTTAGATATTGTATCGCTTCACCATCTTGTTTAACTGCCTCCATCTGAACTTGTTCACTTGGATTATATATATATGTTATCGCACGACCATTTTGTTTAACTGCTTCTAACTGAACTACTTCACTTGGATTATGTATATAGTGTATCGCACGACCATTTTGTTTAACTGCTTCTAACTGAACTACTTCACTTGGATTATGTATATAGGATATCGCATTACCATTTTGTGTAACTGCTGCTAACTGAACCGCTTCACTTGGATTCTTTATATAGGATATCGCATTACCATTTTGTGTAACTGCTGCTAACTGAACATCTTCTGGTAATTCACCATAATAATATTCAATATAACTTGAATCTTGTTTAATACTAAGTTCCATTTTTCTTAAATAAGAGGTTTTATTATTATCATTTAACTGATTAAATTGCTCTCTAGGAATTCCATTTCCAGTATTTATATACTGTTTTATTAAATCTTTATTGTTCATAATTAATTTTTATTTTGATTTGCTGCTAACCTAACCACCTCACTTGGTGTAATACCTTTTTTTACTATATGTTCTATCGCATCACCAGTTTGTGTAACTGCTGCTAACTGTACTTGTTCACTTGGATTCTCTATATAGTATATCGCATGCCCATCTTGTTTAACTGCCTCCATCTTAACTTGTTCACTTGGGTTATCTATATATGCTATCGCACCACCATCTTGTGTAACTGCCGCTAACTGAACCGCTTCACTTGGATTCTTTATATAGGATATCGCATTACCATTTTGTGTAACTGCTGCTAACTGAACATCTTCTGGTAATTCACCATAATAATATTTAATGTACCTTACATCTTGTTTAACACTAAGTTCCATTTTTCTTAAATAAGAGGTTTTATTATTATCATTTAACTGATTAAATTGCTCTCCAGGAATTCCATTTCCAGTATTTATATACTGTTTAATTAAATCTTTATTGTTCATAATTAATTTTTATTTTGATTTGCTGCTAACCTAACCACCTCACTTGGTGTTATATCATTTCCTATAATATGTCTTATTGCACCACCATTTTGTGTAACTGCTGCTAACTGAACTTGTTCACTTGGCGTAATACCTTTTTCTATTATATGTACTATCGCATAACCATTTTGTTTAACTGCTACTAACTGAAGCGATTCACTTGGATTCTGTATGAATTCTATCGCATAACCATCTTGTGTGACTGCCACTAACTGAAGCGATTTACTTGGGTTATCTATATATTGTATAACAAAACCATTTTCTGTAACTGCTGCTAACTGAACCGCTTCACTTGGATTCTGTATGAATTCTATCGCACCACCATTTTCTGTAACTGCTGCTAACTGAACCGCTTCACTTGGGTTATCTATATATCGTATCGCACCACCATTTTGTTTAACTGCCACTAACTGAACTTGTTCACTTGGATTCTCTATATATTGTATCGCCCAACCATCTTGTGTAACTGCCGCTAACTGAACATCTTCTGGTAATTCACCATAATAATATTTAATGTACCTTGTATCTTGTTTAATACTAAGTTCCATTTTTCTTAAATAAGAGGTTTTATTATTATCATTTAACCGATTAAATTGCTCTATGGGAATTCCATTTCCAGTATTTATGTATTGTTTAATTAAATCTTTATTGTTCATGGTTTATCTATAACGTTTTCAATATAAATATGATAAAATATTAAATAAAAACTAGAAACTGTAAGTATTTTAATTTAATTACTACTTTACAAAAAAATAGTAATAACTATATTATAAGTGAATAAATAATATATTCGGTTAGACCAAAAATACATAATTAATTTTAACGATAACATAAATACAAATAAACAAAAATAAAATGGGTTGGGTTCATAATAAAACAATAGGGTTAATGTTGGCTTTTTCAAAAGTTGAAAAAAATTCATTATCGCAAGAGAGAAATATGTTAAGTGATAACGCATCAAAGCATTCAGAAAAAGAAACTGGTAAATTAATGCATGATTTATTAAATAATGTAGTTTCGCAAGAAGTAAAAAATCTAAGGTGGAGAACCTATAAAGTCTTTAGTGCATCTAAAAATTTTAAAACGACCATTACAAGTTATGATGAAAATGATTTACCAATCGTTTCTAGTGAACAAACAATAGGTAAGGCGACCATTTTCAATAAATTTAAGTTTGACAAATTCGATTCTTATCCAGTAGAACACATATATTATAATCAAGAATCAACGTTAAGTCTAAATGATATTTCAGCTAGTAAAGACCTTATAATGCTAGACAATCCCACCCAACAAGAAGACGGTAGCGAGACAATTGGGACTATCGATGGGTTGGCCATGTTTTCTTATAATAAAGGTGATTTCCCAATTATTATAAACAGAATGACAGTACCTAATTTTAATATTGAAAATTACACAAAAAAAATAGTTGTTAGGAAAATAAACTCAGAACAACGATTACTAGAATTTTATGTTAGCAAATACCCAGATGAATACAACAGAAGAAGTAGGTTGTTTTTAAGTGCGTTAAAAAAAGCTATTGATAAACCATATAGTGCTAGTATGCTAGAAATTAATTCAGTTGAATACGTAACATACTTGGCTATTGGGGTTAATGATTTTTTACATTATAAATACGAACTAGAAAAATTTGATAAGATAATTGAGTTTGACGGTTCTTACGTAATTAAATTTATTTGTAATGTAACCAAAGATGGTATTAGTGTAATCGACAAATATAAAGAAGAAGGGATAGAAAAAAAATATGCAAATAAGGTTAAAGAAAATAATAATAAAACGGTTAAATAATAATCTAACTTATGACAAAAAGAAGTGTATCCACAGCAACAACGAAAACAACTGTAGCTAAAACTAAAAAAAATAAAATAGAAGATAATGGAGAAGGTTTTGAATCGAAAGCTAATCTTTTATCTCAAATAAAGTTAGTTTTAAAACACAAAAACGAGAACCAAAAAAAACTAACTCAATCAATTAAAGATAACGATGTTACAATATGTACTGGTTCAGCTGGTACTGGTAAAGCACAACCACTTGATTCATTAATTTTAACACCAAACGGGTATGTAACCATGGGTAGTATAAAATTAGGTGATAATGTTATTGGTGTCAACGGCAACCCGATAAAGGTTGATGGGGTTTACCCTAAAGGTGAAAAAGAAATTTATATTATTACTTTTTCAGACGGAACATCAACGGAATGTTGTGGAGAACATTTATGGTTTACACAAACAGATTTAGATAGAAAGAAAGTAACATTAGGTGATGAAACTAATAAATATGGTTCTGTTAAAAACACAATCGAAATAATGAATAGTCTGCTTGTTGGTGATGATTTAGCAAAATTAAACCACACTATACCAATTGTTAAACCAATCAATTTTATAAAAAAACAAGTAGTGTTAGAACCTTATTCACTTGGGTGTTTATTAAGCAATATTGATTATAGAGTTAACACTATACCTGACTCCTCAGATAATAACGCTATACCAGAAGAATACTTAATTAATGACGTAAATACCAGAATAGAACTGTTACAAGGGTTATTAGATACAGAAGGTTCAGTCGATGAAAGTTCTGGGACCCCAGTGTTTTATTCTATTTCCGAAAAATTAATTGAAAATGTTATGTTTTTAATTCAATCACTAGGTGGAACAGCGATTAAAACAAAAGAAATTAATGATATTTATAAATTAAATATTAATTTACCATCTGACATAGTTCCCTTTAAATCAGAAACTAAAATACGTTTATTAAAACAAAAAAATAAAAATCATCCTATTAGATATATTAAAAACATTGAACTAAAAGGTAATAAAGAGGTTCAATGTATTTCAGTTGATGATAGTAATCATTTATATTTGACAAACGATTGTATTGTAACACACAACACTTATTTGTCATGTCTTCAATCCCTTTTAGAAATAAAAAGCGATAACAAAATAAATAAAATAGTTTTAGTTAAATCAGTCACAACATTAAAAACAGAAGAAATTGGTTTTTTAAAAGGTTCGATGGAGGAAAAAATGGAACCATTCATGTATTCGTTTACTGGTAATTTCGAAAAACTAATTGGTGGTGGTTTATTTAAAAAACTAAAAGAAAATCAAACTATTCAAATATTACCAATAGCTTATCTTAGAGGTGTAAACATTGACAATGCGGTAGTTATTATTGACGAAGCTCAAAATATTAGTATTGATAACATAAGAACTATTTTAACTAGGTTAGGTGAAAACAGTAAAATGGTTTTTTTAGGTGACACTAAACAAATAGATGTTAAGAATAAATATGATAGTGCTTTAGGTTTTTTAATTGAAAATTTTAAAACAATAAATAATATTGGGATTGTAGAATTCACTAAAGAAGATATAATAAGACATAAGTTAATCAAAGTCATTGAGGACGTATTTGATAAATTAGAAGAAGAAAAAAAAATAAAAAACACTATAAGACCAAAAATCGCTCATAAACAAATTATAGTAAAACCAAAAAATACTATATTAGAACGCATTAAGAATTTATTTTAATAAAAACTATCTTTTACTTTACTTATCCCTATCAAACCATTAAATTGGTTTATTAGGGATTTTTAATTCTAAATAAATAATAAAAAACAAATAAAAAAAACATGGCAAAAATAGCTGTTTCATTAAACGAAGTTGTGAGAGATTTCTTAGGTCAATTAGTAAGCACCCACAATAAATATTTACCTCCAATTGATTTAGTTGAAGGAGATGTAACCGACTTTAATCTTGTTTCTCATTTTAATTTTACGAGTGTTAATCAAATGAATAATTTTATTTTTTTGGAAGCACCTCTTGAAATTTTTGGGCATGCCGATGTATTAACAGATGGTTTAATGAATTCGTTTAACAACTTAATAATGGATATTTCAGACGATGAAGAACACACAATTGAAATTACCAGCCGTGAAGTAGATAAAAGCATTCCATCAACTTTCTTTTACTTATCTAAGACTGGCTGTAAAATTAAAAATATTAGGTTCGTTACACAGAACATAGATGAATGGGGTGATGCTGATGTATTAATCACAGCCAACCCAATTGCTTTAGCAAATAAACCGAATGGTAAAATAAGTGTAAAGGTAAATGCGTCATATAATACAGATGTCAATGCAGATTTTACAATAGATTCCTTATTAGAATTTATTAATGACATTAATTTTAGAAACACTGTATTAAATACAAAAATAATAAGTTACGAAGAATAAAAAAAAAAGAGAAATGATTGAATTTGCTGGTATTGCATATAAATTAGATTTAAACGCTTTTTCTAAAGCGATAGAAGTTGAGGGTCAGAAACATACGGATATTTTAAGTGAAAAAGTTTTTAAGGAACACTTAAATGAACTTAATGCTTTTCAAACCACTGAAATAACAACAAACGAAACACTACGTGGGGTAACAATTGATTCTACTAAGTATGAACTTCTTAGGTTCTTAATTGATATGATTATTGATGAAGAACTACATGATTCACCAGATGAAAGTTTAGGTATAGATAGATTTATGAGTAAAAAAAGTTTCGGTTATAGATTAGCTTTTAACACACTATTAGATAATAAAATTCTTGTAGGAGAAGAATAAAACAAAATAAATAAATAAAAATATAAAATGGAAAAGAATTTAGAAAAAATTGATACACAAATTTCTCAATTAACAGAAGTTATAGAAAAAATCGAAAATAAAGATTTTAGTATCTACTATTTCACACTAGACACCAAAGGTAACCCAACAGCTGGTGTTGCTAATATTTACGAACACGTAAAATTATTAAATGAATTAGGTTATAAAGCGTTTATTCTACATGAGAGAGACGATTATAAGTTATATAAAGACGAAGATGGTCAAGGGTTAGCCGACTGGTTAGGTGATGAGTATGCTGTATTACCACATATTTCAATACAAGGACAAACATTAAATGTTTCACCTTCAGACATTATTTTAATTCCAGAGATTTTTTCAACAATCATGGAACAAATAAAAGGGTTTCCTTGTAAAAAGATTGTTTTATCTCAAAGTTATGATTACTTATTAGATTTACTACCTATCGGCACGAGATGGAACGTTGATTATGGTTTTAATGATGTGATAACTACTTCTGAAAAACAAGCAAACTATATTAAAAATTTGTTTCCTTCTATTTCAACACACATTGTGCCTGTGTCTATTCCTAAATACTTCAAGGACAGCGATAAACCAAAAATCCCAGTAGTTGCTATTCTTACTAGAAATCAAGGTGAAGCCGCAAAAATAGCTAAGGCGTTTTATTTACAATTCCCAATATACAAGTGGGTTACTTTTAAAGAATTAAGAAATATCCCAAGAGAAAAGTTTGCAGAAGAATTAGGTAAGTGTTGTTTAGCTATTTGGGTTGACGAAACATCTGGTTTTGGTACTTTCCCATTAGAAGCTATGGAAACGAATACACCAATCATTGGTAAAATACCTAATATGGTTCCAGAATGGATGGAAACCCAAGACAAAGATGGTAATGTAACAATCACCGACAATGGTATTTGGACAAGTACAACTACAAATATTCCAGAATTAATTTCCACATACTTAAAACTTTGGTTAGAGGATTCAGTACCAACCGAATTAACTGATACAATGGAAGCGACTAAAGGTCGTTACTCTGTTGAAAATCAAATGGAAAAAATAACATCTGTTTATGACAGTATTATAACTAATCGTGTTTTAGAATTTAAGCAGAGAGTTTCAATTTTAGAATTAAGTAAGAAATAAAAATTAACAAAAAAAGACAAAATGAAAAATAAAAATAGTATTTCAGTGATTATTCCAGTCCATGAATTGGATGAAATCACTACACAGACTTTCGGTAAAGCAATTGAAAGTATTATCATCCAACTTGAACGACCAGAAGAAGTTGTTATTGTTGTCCCTAAAGGTAGTTTAGCACTATCATTCATGAAATCATTTGATTTTGGGGAAATAAAAAATATTGTAGTAATTGCTGAAAACGATGGTTTAACAGATTTTTCCTCTCAAGTTAATTTTGGGGTAGAATACTCTAAAATGGATTGGATTAGTGTTTTAGAATACGATGACGAATATTCTAATATTTGGTTTAAAAATGTGGTTAAATACAGAGATGCATATAAAAATACTGAACTATTCTTACCAATTGTTGTAGATGTTGACAATACTGGAGCTTTTAATGGGTTTACAAATGAAGCTGTTTGGGCGAATGAGTTTTCAGAACAATTAGGTATTTTAGATACTGATGCTTTATTAGCATACCAAAATTTCAACATTGATGGGATGGTTATTAAGAAAAGTGTTTATCAAGAGTTTGGTGGTTTTAAACCATCGGTAAAATTAACTTTCATTACAGAATTTTTACTTAGAATGACTTTCAAAGACGTAAAAGTGATGGTAATCCCTAAATTTGGTTATAAACACATTAATCTTAGAGAGGGTGGGTTATTTTCTACTTATAAACAAACTATGGACCCAACTGAAGTAAAATGGTGGTTAAATGTAGCAAAAAAGGAATACTTTTTTGATAAAGACAGAGAACTAACATACGATAAACAACTTTAATGGATGGTAACCAAAAAAACTAGGAAGTCCAAAACTAAAATGTATTTTGGTCCAGAGCAAGAACAAGCCGTTTTGGACTACATAGATAGCAGTGATGAAACTTTAAAAAATAACATATTTAACGAATGGTTGAAAGCACCAATCGATAAAATGGTTGAATCTATTATAAGACGTTATGGGTTATATAGGAAGACTGAAACATTCGATATTTCACATACTGACGCTGTTTCTGATTTAATGACTAAGATACATAAATTTAAACATGGTAAAGGTAAAAAAGCCTATTCATATTTTGGGACTATAATAAAAAATTACGTTCTTGGTTTGTTGATTAAAGACGCTAAACATTTAAAGAAAATGACATCATATGATATTGTTGCAAGTTCTTTAGAAGAAAGTGAAGAATTTTCATACCATATTGATACAGAAGAATTTGTTTTTGATGAATTCTTTATTAAACTATCCAATGGTATTAAAGAAGAAATGAAAGACGATGATTATCCAGTAAAGAAAAAGCTGAGTGAGAACGAAAAAAAATTAGGTTATTCGTTAATTGATATATTAGAAAATTGGGAAACTTTATTTGAAGGAATGGAAGGTGGTTCAAAATATAATAAAAATTCAGTTTTAGAAACAATTAGAAACTATACCAATCTTTCAACTAAAGATATTAGATTATGTATGAAGCGATATAAAGCGGTATATGATTTATTAAAAAATCATGGGTTGTAGAATAATAATTTTTACTATATTTATATATAAACATCATCATGGGAAGAAAGAAAAAACAAGACATTAAAGTAAACGATAATAATTCTTTAGAAGGAGTTATGCAAGAAGTATATAATGACGCATGTCTACAAATAATTGAAACCCAAAACTGTATCAATGAATTAGGTGTGGGTAACAAGCCAGAGAATATTGGTGAAGTTGCTATAATAGTAAAAGAAAAAGGTGGTATGCTTAAATTAAAAGATTCCGCAATTAGAATAAAATTAGAAGTCGCCAAACTGCAAAGTGATATCATAAAAAACAGAGGTGATGTTGTTTCTAGTGTAGATGAAAGAAGTGCTGGTACTGCATCAATAAAAGATTTTAATTCTATTAGAGAAATGTTAAAAAATAATAAAGAACAAAAATAACTTTTTCATGAGTCAAATAGACAAGAAGAAAAAAATATTTGGTAACATAGCTGCATCTAAAACTTTGACTGAAACAATGCCAAAGATACTAGCTGTGTTACAATCAACAAATAATGATTCAAACGTAATTAATTTTTTAACTGATTTAATTAAACAATTAATTGGACAAAAAGAATTAGACACCACAATTGTTGACTTCTTAACCAAGTTATTACCTAAAATTGAAACAACAATTAAAAAAGCATTAAAATCTCAACTAAAAAGTATAGTTAGTTGCGGAATAAACCCATCTATACCTACATTTTTAAAATCCAATGGAGATGGGATTGTAATTGAAGTTAAAAAAATTGATTTTACTGACCTATTAAAAATAGACCCAGAATCATCAATAGGTTCTTTGGTATACTTAGATTCACGTAATGGTTTACAATCAAGTGATTTAAATACTTTTATACACGCTGTAATTCAGGATGATGGTGTTGAACATGCTTGGAAGGGGATATTAAATTTTAAATTTGTATCATTGGATGCCAATGGCGTTAATCCAAATAACTCATTAATTATAAAAGCAACAGCTCTTTATGAAAACAAATCTTTTAATGATTTAAATAATGATTTTGTTGATTCAATTAAATTATTCGATACAGCAAATATTATTAACAAGGTGATGGACATTATTTTTGGTTCAATCTCATTTAATTTAAAAAAAACATCTAAACAATTAGAAATAGAAGGTAAAATAAATGCTGTTGTTGATAAATTAGTTGATTTAGATGAAGAGGATATTATTAGTGATGATTATTTCACTTTTAATAACGAAGAATTATCAAAAATACAAACAGAAGCCGACAACAGAAAAAGAGGTTTTATTGAATTAGAAACTAGCTCTAAGGTTTCTGCAACAATAAGTGAACAACAATTAGTGGCACTTAGTCAAGAAATGGGTACTGCTGTCACAAAGAAAGAACAAAAGGATGTATTAACTAAGAATCTTGGAGCTATGGCCAAATCAAATACAGCTAACTCAAGAAACAAAGCGGATAATTCAACAATAGAAGTTAATTTTATTCAATCTATTATAGCTAATTTATTAAAAGCTATAATTGGTGTGTTACTAACACCAAAAATCGTATCTTTGTTTTTAATTAATTTTAAAGTTGTTAATGGACCAGAAGCTAAATTTGAAAATGGGATTGATTTTATAAAAAAAAATAATAACTTATTTAAAGTTATAGTAAAAGCAATAACTTTAGAATTGAGTAAGTTATTAGTAGCTATTGTTTTAAAACATATAGCAAAACTTACACTTAAAGTTCAAGCGAAAAAAAGAATTGATAAACAAAAAAATAAATTGGTTCAAATGTTGAGTTTAATCGGAACTCCTCAAGAAGCACTAAGGACAATTAAAGGTTTAAGTTAATGAGTTTTAATAATAATAATAATAGTAATAATAATATAAACACAGTAAACGACAATATAGATGAGGTAAACGACAATATAGATGCAGTAAACAACAATATAGATGCAGCAAAAAATACGTTTAATACTAATAAAAAAGGGATAAACGACACTGTCGATTCAGTAAATTCACTGAAAAAAAGTAAATTTAATCTCTCAACTCTTACTGGTGTTCTGAATATAATATTGGCGGCTTTTTCAATACCAGAAGAACCTTTGATTCCTTTACCACCACCATTGTTATTAATAGGTGCCAAATTAAGACCAGGAATTTCAGCATCATCAATTGCCTCTAGAATTATTTCCAGACAATCAGAAGCTGGGAGACAAGTCGGTGATGCCTTTGCTGATGGACCAAACAATGAAGAAGCCATGGAACTGATTAGAGTTGAAGAAATGTTGAATTCATTATTAACTGAAGCTAAGGTTGAGATAGTTATACCACCTGGGGTTGGGGTTTTCACTCTTGGTGTAGGTAATTTAGGAGCACCAGTTGTTTCACAAGGCATAACAACCACCATTGGGATTGGTGAAGGAGTTTTAAGATAAAAAAAATGGACGAAACAAAAGAAGATTTATTGTTATTAAGTAACAATGAAATACTGTTTAAAATTAAACAGTATGAGGCTACGCATACATCGATTAAAGAAAAAATGTTAAGCGATTTAGATAGATTAGAAACAGTCGAAAAACAATTTGATATAGCTAATAAAATAATTTTAAAAAGACTAAAAGGAGAATAAATGTATTTCAATATTAGTGATGGTAGAACTAGTTTAGCTAGAGGTCAAAATAATCAGGAGAATTTAAGTAACTTCCAATATTTAAAATATGGTGAGGTTATTTCTATTGATGATGAATTTGGTTTAGGTAGAATAAAAGTTAGAATAAACGGTGCTATCACTGCTGGTGGAGATAAAGATATCTCTAACTCAGAACTACCTTACGCTTTTCCTTTATTACCAAAACATTTGCAGATAATACCTAGAGTTGGTGAAATGGTTTGGGTTTTTGTTTTTGATAAAAACAGACAACATGTTGATAGAATTTATATCGGACCAATTACTTCTCAATTAAATAAACTTAATTTCGATGAAGCCAGATTAGCTGCAATGGCTGGATTTACTTTTGGTCCTATGAACCCTTCTGTTAATGTAGATTCAATCCCACAACTAAAAGGTATTTTCCCTGATAAAGAAGATATATCTATTCAAGGTCGATTCAACACAGATATTACTCAGAAAAGAAATGAAATTGTTCTTAGAGCTGGTAAATTTGAAACTTCCGAAACAAACAAATCAAATCCATACCCTTTTATTTTTAACACTAGAACTCAAGGTTTTTTACAGATAAAAAATGATGCTATAATAGATGAAAATAAATTGGGAACAATTTCAACCTTAGTGTCAAATAAAATAAATTTAATAACTCATAGTGGTGGTAGCCCTAGATTTGATGTCACAAATCAAGATGATTTAATTAGTGACATTGAAATGAAAAGAATATTAACCGAAGCCCATCAATTACCTTTTGGTGATATTTTATTAGAGTATTTAATTTTAATGAAAAACGCTTTGTTTAACCATGTACATAATGGTAGTGGAAACTCAGCTACAGATTTATCTTCTTCGGGTAACAAGCAATCGTTGGGGGTTTTTAAAAAAAGAGCAGATGATTTGGAAAAATCTATGCTTAGTAAAAATATCAGGATAAACTAATAAAACCAATCTTTCCTTATATTTATAAACAAAGATAAAATGGTAATACACACATATTTTGAAAAAAATAACACCATAGTAAGTAATACAAGTGCTAATACTGGTCTAAACCCAGTGGCTGAACTTTACTATGGTGGTCAATCAAATGAACAAGCTTACAGTAGGTTTATTTTTAAGTTTGATGAGTCAAGACTAAAAGAATTAGTTGAAGACAAAACCTTCACTGATTTAAGTAAATTAAAACATACCATTAGAATGACCAACACTGGTTCTTTCGATAAAGAACTATTAAATAAAAATATGGGGTCAAAAGCAAGAACTTGTTCTTTTGATTTAATTGTTTTTGAAATAAATCAGGATTGGGATAATGGTGTCGGTTATGATTATTTCTTACCTATCTTGGAAACTGGTGTTGATGTTTCTTTTTCAAATAACGCATCAAATTGGACCAACGCTAAAACTGGTCAAAAATGGACTAATGGTATCGGAGTTTATTCTGGTTCACCTGTTGTTATCTCATCACAACATTTTGATAAAGGTAACGAGAACATAGAGCTTGATGTAAGCGACTACGTAAACAATTTGTTAAGTAATAGCGGAGCCACAAATTATGGTCTAGGAATAGCGTTTGAAGACTCATTTGAACTAATGAACACCATTCAAAAACAATATGTTGGGTTCTTTACGAATAACACACAAACATTTTATGAACCATATCTTGAAACAGTCTATTCTAACCACATTAGAGACGATAGGAACAACTTTTTCTTAGATAAGGTAAACGAGTTATACTTATACGTAAATGTTGGGGGAAACCCTACTAATTTAGACGAATTACCTAACGTTAATATTTTAAATTCTAACGGAACTATAATTAATACGTATCTACCATCAGATATCAATCAAATAACCAAAGGTGTTTATAGTATTTCACTTCAAATAGACACTAATGATAATATTGAAACGATGTACTATGATGTTTGGACTAATTTAATAATAAATGGTGTTGCTAGACCAAACTTAGAAATGTCCTTTGTCCTTAAAGACTCTGTGGATTATTATAATATGAATGGGGATTTTGTCACTAAAAAAGTTGCTGTTTCATTATCAGGTCTACAAGATAATGAAAAAATAAAACGTGGGGATATTAGAAAAGTTCGTGTTTCGACAAGAATACCTTATACCGTGGAACAATCACAAACTATCACCGATATTAAATATCGCCTATACATTTTAGAAGGACCAAGTGAGTTAACGGTAATCGATTTCCAAGCTGTTGAAATGGCAAGCAATTATAGTTATTTTTTATTAGATACAGCTAGTTTACTTCCAAATAAATATCATTTAGATGTATTGGTTACTTCTAATTTAGAAGTAACTACATTAAAAACTGTTATGCAATTTGAAATAATTAATCAAGTAGAGTTAAGAAAGTTTTAATAAACTATTTATGATAAAATAAAATAGTTTATATTTATACATATACGTTAACCAAGTATTAGTTTTGAGCGATAATATGGCTTTAAAGTTGTTTAGGCAACAAAAAAATTAGTACGATAATAAAATTAAAAGTTAAATAAAATGAATTTAAACAATCCTACGGTTAATATTACCGTAAACAAAAGTAGACTTAAACGCTACACGAGCATTAATGAAATGCCAACTTACTTCTTAAGAAATCAATCTGAATTTCAAATTGAAATATTTAATCCAACAGATAATGTTGTTATGGCTAAAATAAAACTAAATGATAAATCGATATCACAAGGTGGTTTGGTTATTAAACCTGGGGAAAGAGTTTTTTTAGAGCGTTATTTAAACAATCCAACTAAATTTCTATTTGAAACCTATGAAGTTGAAAACTCAAATGAAGTTATATCCGCAATTAAAAATAATGGCGGTATAAAAGTTGAATTTTATGAAGAATTAATCTATACTAATCTATTACCAAATTATCAAGACCTTCGTTTTAATCTATTCGATGCTAGTTCTAATAATACTGCTGGTAATTATAATACTTTGGGTAGTACCACTAATGCGGTGACGACCACCACCCCATACGCAACTACCACCTCAAACTCTTCAATTTTTTCAACCAATTCTTTTACTGACAACCAATCACTTAATAGGGCAATTAATGTAGGTACATCTTCAATGGCAATAGAAACTGGTAGAGTTCAATCTGGTGGTTTTTCCGAACAAAAAATGGTAAAAGTTAACAAAAATTTTTCATATGTACCATTTTATTCCGTTGAATATAAACTATTACCTATTTCACAAAAAATAAATACAGTTAAAGATTTAAACGTAAAAGTTTATTGTAAAAACTGTGGTAAAAAAGCTGGTAAAACCGACAGATTCTGTGGTTCTTGCGGTTTTAAATTATAATAAAATAATAAGGTTAACGTATAATTTAATCCCTAACTTTTAGTTAGGGATTTTTTTTGTAACTTTGTTAAAAATAAATGTTAAACAAAATAATCTATAACTATTTAATGAATTCGTTAATTAACGAATCTTCTACCATTAAAATAACTAATACAGAAAAACTAGATTTGTTCATTAAAGAAATGTTAGTTAAAAAGAAAGAAGAAACTCACCATAAGTCCGATTCTTTTAATCAAGCATATCGTTTAAGAACTGGAATGGGTGGTGAGATGGCTCTAGAGCAATTCTTAGGTAAAAACTTTGTTGATTTAACAATCGGAGACTCAAATGATTATCATGTCCCAGACCTATCTAAAATAGGGTTAAATGTAGGGATTAAAACCGTAGAGTTAGGTAAGTACCCAGTTATCTTTAAAAAATCCGAAAGACCAGAAATTATCGTATTAAGGTTAAGTGATGAAGTCTATTCAATAATCGGGTTAGTTACCACCAAAGACTTAAACAGTTATCAAGATGATAGTAAAATTTTAAGTCCTAGTCTAAAAGCTAGAGGGACCAAGACTGCATTTGTTGGATTAAATAAAATTAAACCTTTTTCAAACTATGAAGAATTAATTGAATTGTTAAATATTTGCTAACTATTTTTAACAGACAAATATTACCATTACCTTTACAGTCAAATAAATAAAAAAAAAACATTATGGCAACTATCACAAGAAAACAAAGAGTTTTAACTGCAATGACAACACATGGTTCAATTAGTCCATGGTACGCCATTAATCAACTTGGTGACACAAGACTTTCAGCATCTATTTTTCAATTAAAAAAAGATGGGTACGATATTTCAACAGAAATGGTTAAAGGTAAAAATAAGTTTGGTGATGAAATTAGATACGCTAAATATTCATTGGTTCCAACCCCGTAATTATTTAAAAATTTTAGAATTAATTTCATTTGAAAACGAATTAACTAAATCAGATAAAATATTTGAATAATCGTATTTTTCAGAATTACTCACCAGCATTGATTTAATAAGTGACGTTGTTATTTTTTTACGGTTAGTAAATTTATCTAATTCTAAAACGTAGGTAAAACTATAAATATCGTCATATAAACTATTAAGTTTTTTTGGTTCGATATTTATAGTTATGTTAATTGAATGTGTTTTCCCATAACTATAAACGCTAGTATAAACGTTATCTATCTTATATTCACCATTACTCAGATTAATTTCTCTATCTTTTAGGTAATCGAATGAATTTTCAGATGGTAATTCATATGATTGTTTTTTATTCACATCATCTGGTGTGAAAATATATTGTAATTTTACCTTTTTTGGTGTGTTATATGTTTTCTTAACGATATTTAAAAACAATTTAGCCTCTTTTTTATTTGGGAATATGACAGAACTTGTATCTTCTTTATAGTTATCTTCTGCACTCTCATAGTCATAAGAACTACTACAATATTGGATAATGTAGTCGTTATCTGAGTCTAAAATTATTCTACTCCCATTATTGTACTCATCAACGTAAATAGTTGTACCATCTTCTAATTCAACTCCAGCATCGACCGTACCAACTATTTTTTTACCTAATAAAACTGACGAAGTAACAAAATTATTAAGTTCAGTTTTTTTATTTTTTTCTTTTTCTTCATCTTCCCGATAGTTTTTATCGTAAGCTATATCATCGTCTATATGACGCTTAATGTTAAAATCACTAATATCTTCTTCTCTATATATTTTTAGTGCTCTCCTTAAAGAATTTTTTAGACCATCCCCTTCTTGTGAGTCAATATAACTATCAAAATCGAAATCCTCGTTTATAGTATTTTTTTTACTGATATATCTTTGTTCAAACAAAAAATTAGCGTTTAATATATTACTTAATTTATCTATTTTTCTCATAACTTTTAATATAATTATCCTTGTCTGATAATGTTGTACCCATCTATCTGTTGTAATTCATTACCCATTAAATTTATTTTAGTTTCATCATCTGATTTAATTTCACCTTGTTCATCGCTACCATAATAAAGATTACAAGCTTCATTTTCGTCTATTTGGATAAACTCAACTTTCTCTATTTTATCCATCCACCCAAATGTTTGTTCGATTAAATCATCCTTTGTTAATTCCCCGTCAGAATCTAAAAAATTACCATTGGGAAGTGCTACAACAACATGACCATCTTCAAAATCGTACTCCCAATCACCTAAATGTTCCCACCCTTCTTCTTTAAAATAACCTCTAATAACGTATATTGGTAAATTATGTTTTCTATGTAATGCTACAGCATAAAAATTACATCCACCCATATTATAATCAACCTCGTTTAAAAGGTTTTCTCTAAGTAATTTTTTTATAAACTTTTTCATAGTAATAAATATCACAAAATATGTTAAACCTTCATTTAAATTATCCTTAGAACATAATGGTTGAAGATTAACTAAACCCCAACACAAACGAACTCATTGGTAATATATTATAAATATCTTTATAAAACAAAAAAAGTCTCATAATTGAGACTTTTTTTGTTTATATAAGAAAGACAGTTTATTATCTTAATTCGTTAATGTTGAATGTTGGTACACCATCTACTCTAATATGTCCGTAAAATCTGTTGTTTACAACTTTTTTAGCGTAACGTGTCATAATTCCCTTCACTGGAGCGAAGTTAAATGGGTTATACATTGTTGGTGTCAATTGTAATGGCACGTATGGTGCATAAATATAACCAGTATCTAACAATGATTTTCCTTTGTGTCCAATAATTACTGAGTAAGCTGGAGCGTAAGGGTCACGATAAACTTGGTAACGACCACTTAAAGCACCGATTCTTTCAATACCCATGTTGTACTCATCTTGTTCTGGGTTAGCATCACTTACGTGGAAGTATTCTAAATCATCAAAAATAGCTGATATTTCAGAAGAAACTACGATAAAGTTAGCACCACCTCTAAGAGTTGTTTTGTGGATTTGAGCAGAAACTTGGTTAATCTTAGTGATTAATGTTTGATTCCAATCTTTTTGAGTATATGGTTGAGCACCTTGAGAAGCACGTCTCCAACCATTATAGTCAAAACGCATTTGCCATGCAGCAGCAACACGAAGGTCTCTTAAAATTTCACGGTCAATTTCAGCAGCAACTTGCTCAGAAAGCATTGCAGTTAATTCAGCTTCAGCGTCAATGTTTTGGAACGCACTAACGTCTTGTGCTAGTTCTGGAGACCATGTAGCTCTTAATTTTCTTTCTTCTACAGAAACAACAACTTCATCTAATCTGAAAGAAACTTCTCCCATTTCAGTTTCAAGTTCTAATGATGCGTAATTAGCCCATGCTGAAGTAAATGTGAAAGCAGAAACAGTAGTTGCAGAAGCACCAATGTAACCGTCATAACTTCCAGTTCCACCAGCAGCAAAATCAATTGGGTGACGTAAATCTAATTCTAAGAAACAAGTTCCACTTCCATCAGTTAGGTAGTTAGAAGTATTTCCCAAAGTTGATGGTGTCTTAGTTTTAGTTACAATACCTTGACCATATTGTTGAGTCACTAAACGGAAAGGAATTTCCTTACCAGCACCTATAATCTCTCCACCATCTCTATCTAAAATACGTTCTTCTGTAACGACACGTAACGAAGCTAAAAATGATTCAGTATCCATTTGGTTACCATCAGCACCAGTCATTACTTCTCTACCGTTAGTGATAACACTTGCAGAAAAACCAGAGATACCTACGATAATACTTCTTAATGAACCATCAGTTGCTAAAGGCAATACATCTTCAGCAGCGGCTGGAACCATAGCACCAGCATCGTTTAATGTGTAAACAGTGTTAGCACCAGTTACAATAGTTAAAGTACCTTTTGAGTTATCAAACAATCCGTCATTGTAGAACGCATCGTATAAGTTTTTCCCTAAGAATGGAGTAACTTTACAAGCAGCGTCATCAATACAAGAAGGAATACCGCTTTTCATGTTAGTGTGTGAGAACGTACCAGCCGCTTCTCCTTCTCCTTCAATACGAGAAGATGTTTGTGGTACAAAGAAGAACAATTTACCAATTGGCATGTTCATAGCTTGTACAGACACAATGTCGTTAGCTAATAATTTTGAAAAGACTCTACGTACAATTGGGAAAACAACTGTTTGAAATGAACCAGAAGACTGAGAATCAGTACTTTCAGTTAACATAGTAGCAGCTTGATTTTCGTACAATTGGCCAATGTTTTCTCTAACGTGACCTACAAGACCATCTAGGAAACCTAATGAACCCCATCTCTCTTGCGTCTCTAAACGAATAGATTTCATGTGGTTATACGAGATTTTACCAACTTGCCCTGAATTTAATAAATGTGACATAATTTTTTTTTGTTTTTTTTTTTTAATTATTAATATTTGTTTTTATTCTCAACTCTTCTCATCAATTCTATGATTCTTGTCGTTGAAGGGTCAACATATGCTGTGCTTTCATTCAATTGTTTTGAAGAGCCAGTAGATGCATCCTTACTGAATTTATTTCCTATTGATTCAGAAATTGGTTTTCTTCTTTCCAATTCATTACCGATAGTTTTAAAAAGTTGTTTTGATTCTTTAATGCTTTTAACATCATCAAAACGTTTCATTATATTTTCTTTCTCACCTTTAGTAGTAGAGTGTTCTACGAATAAATTACTTACACTTGCTAAATTAGAATTGAAAATTACTGTTTCAACTAACTTGTTTCTAAAATCTTTAAGGACAACTCTAAATTGTTCGTTCTCACTTTTTAATTTTTTTGCTTCCGTTAGTAATGCATTGTATTTTTTTATTGTTTTTGAAACTAAAGCTTTTGATGCTTCATTGATTGATTTTGGATTCTCAGGTGCTCCAATTGAGCCAGGACCAGTCTTATTACGATTATTACCTACACTCATTCCAGTTCCGATACTAATCTTTTCATTAATTGGTTCTTCCTCCTCTTCTTCCTCTTCTTCCTCTTCTTCTTCGTCAGCTGGCATAAAATCATCTGATTCATCTGATTCTACATCATCTTCCATTTCAATTTCATACTCAACTTCTTCATCATCTTCACCATCTTCTAACTCCAATGAATCTTCGTCATCCATCTCCATTGAATCTGTATCCATTTCCATTGAATCTACATCCATTGAATCTGTATCCATTCCCATATCTGGTTTTGGTGAGTTCATACCGTCCATTTTAACTACATACTGACCTGGTTCGTTAATATTTAAATGAATTTCATCACCTACAATTTCGATTTCATCATCACCATTTAATTTTTTATAAATTGCGATTATTTCATCATCTTCTGCTCCAGTCATATCCATTTCCTCTCCACCTAACACATCTGTGTCCATTCCTAAGTCAGCATCCATTTCTGGACCTTCTAACGAGGTATCAATATCACCAAATTCATCATCAACTAAGTCTTCTGAATCTAATTCTAATTCTGTAGAATCTTCACTATCCATTTCTGGTTGTTCCATTTCTTCATCATCATCTTCTTCCTCATAAACTTCATCCATCATAGATTCCTTAACAAGACCATTAATTTCTTCTCTAGCTACGCTACGAAGTATTTCTTTAGCATTTGAAGTAAGTGTTTTTTGGATGTTATTAAAATCCAAAACTGCTTCTTCGATTATAGTTTTTTTATCTGTCATTTTTGTTTATTATCTTTATTTTAGTTTTATAGATAAGAATGAGTCAACCTCATTTGTTAATAAATATATGTTTTTTTATTAAAAGACTTATTTTAGGTAAAAAAACTAAAAAAAAGTTATCCTAATAGAAATTTATCTAAACTATCGTTTAAATTTTCATTTACTATAGATTTTTTTGATGAAACCCCCTCAACGTATTGAAAAATTTCTTCTTTTTTAACTCCAACCCAAGAACCTGGGGTTGATGGAGTAGTAACTACATCCCAACAAATAATTTCATAATCGTCTTGAACTATCTGGTCACCATTTCTCCCTTCAACTAAAGAACCTAAACCTCTAGATGAAACTCCAATTTTAATTCTATTTCTTAATAGGTTAGCAACTTCATCACCTTTTGTTGAGACAATACCATATTTAATAAATCCAGGAGTCATAAGGATTTCCATTTTACCAATCAGTGTATTACCTTCCCAAGACGTTTCTACTATGATATGAGAAATTCTATCACCAGCGATAATGTTTGACTCTGGATGGTCTAATTCACCCACAGCTCTACGTTCTCTAATCGCTTCTTGATATAATCTATCTTGGTTCTTAAGTACTTTTTCTGGATAAATTCTACCATTACGGTTTAGAATATCAAACTTTTGTAATACCACATACACTAAAAGTGGTTCAATAACTTCTAACTTAACACCACTTTCTATTTTCTTTATTTCGTTAATGAATACTTGATTTCTTGGGTCTTCTGGAGATATGTAACCAGCATCGTGTTCGATAAGAATCCCCCAACCACTTTGACCTCGCTTTAATATTGTAGCATCTTTATTTGTACCGTTCATATTTTTACTTATATATGTATAAATATGTTATTAAAACAAAAAAACCCCTTAGTTAAGACTAAGGGGTTTAAATTATTTTTTTCTCTTATTAAATTTAAAGTATATATTTTCGTTAAATACTTTATCTGTTATGTTAGGAATCAATTCATCTAATGTAGTTCGCATTTCAATTGAATTTGCTGGTATTTCTTTTTCTAAGAATAAAGTTATTTCACAACTCATAAAACTACGCTTACCTATTTTAACTCCAGATTTTCGGATATCAAAGTCGATGATTGTTTGTTCTTTTTTAAACCTAGTTTTTGGTGTTAAATCTAAAAAATTATAGATGGTTTGTTTTGTTTTTTTTCTAATATTTTTTATCACCCTATCATAATCTACATCTCCTACTACTGTTGGTTCCCCCCATGATGAAATATTAATATAAATCGCTTTCGGATTTTTATTATTTATACTACCAAATACTACATTATAGTTATTTATGTTTTCAATTTTTAATTCTTTACCAGTCTTCATATCTTAATTTTATCATAAATATAATTAAAATAATCTAAGGAAACAACTATTCTTTAACTATTTTTTAACTTTTTTTTTACTTATTTAAAGTATTCCATAGCGTAAAAGCGATACCTAACATTATTTGCACAAAAGTTATTATTCCAATAGCGGTATTTAATATATTTTTTTGTCTATATACCTCTTTTTTAGCCTCTAACATTTGAGATGGTGACCATACTTCATGTACTTTATCAATCCAAGCAGAATTAATACTTAAATTTTTTTCAATATTTTTAACATCGTTTAACTTTAAATTCATTTCATCTAATTTATCGTAAAAATCAGTTCTCATTCTTTCATGACTTTCATTTAGTCTTTCTAATTCTCTTAAAACTAGCTTACTGTATTCTCCCCATGTATCTTTGCTCTCCATTATTGTTGAATAGTGTTTAATATTTTAGTGAAAGTTGAAATTGTGTCCTCATACGTTTTCACTTTATTTTTAATGGTTTCTTTTTTAGAAAGTTCTTTATTACTCTCTATTAAAAACCCTTTTAAATGTAAAACTATTGTTTTATACTGACTGTTTATTTCATCTATGCAAAGCTCATCACTTAGCTTTCTCAACTGTAGTATATTTTCGTTTGGAACTTTTTTCATAATAATATTTAATTTTATGTTAAACTTTGTTTTAATGCCATTAGTTTTGAAATGTTATTAAAAAAATCTTCATTAATTTCTTTTTTATCATTCAAAAGTCTATCTTTTACATTCAAAAGTTTATCTTTTGTGTCTGCTGAACTACCAATTAAACGCTCATTAACCATATCAATACATTCTCTAAGTGTGTTTAAATACACCTCTTCTTTTTTAGATGAATCAGAATCAATTAATACTTTTAAAAGATTCTTTTCACTCTCATTAATACCAGAATACCTTTCGTTATATTTATCGACTAATATGGTTGTCATCATACTATTTGGTAACCCAGTGTCTTCATAAATTTCTCTAGGTTTATTATTTGTAATAAATTTTATTATATTGGCTGTAGCCTCTACAATTATATCTATATTTTTAACATTCTTCTTAGTGAAAATTAAAACCTCAATGTCTTCATGAAGCTTAATGTTATCATACACTTTATTATAACTTTCAGTTATTGGTTTAGCTAAACCTAAATTTAGTTTTTTAATCTCTTCCCTATTAAATTTATTTAAAAGACCTATATTTTCTTGTAGAAATAAATTCGCTTTGAATTCATTTGATTCTACTTTATTTTCAATGTTATCATAAATAAGAAATTGAGTCTTTAAAATTTCATTTTCTTTTATTGATTTAACATACTTCTTAAACATTATCCTAGAATTTTTGTCTTTGGTTGGTAAACCTTCAACTAAAATACTATTATATGAATTAGTAATTTTTCCAAAATTTTGCATACCTATATTTATTAATAAATATTATAATAATTTGTAAAATGTATTATTCTAATAATTTATTTATATCATCAATCATAGTATTAACTGATTTGTTTATTTTTACTGATTTATCGTAAATCTTAACCCTTTCATTTTTTAAAGTGTTATCCTCAGTTTTAATAGATTCTACCAATACATCAACCCATTTATTTTGATATTTTTTAGTTTTTTGAACCATTTTATTATTTAATTCAACTCTTTTATTAGTTAATAATTTATCTACTCTAACTAAATTTTCTGTCAAATTAGCTGGTTCCGCTTCTTCAACAGAACCTAAATCTTCTCCACCTAAATCTTCTCCACCTAAATCTTCACCACCAGTTTCTAAACTGTCGTCTCCACCTTCAGTTTCTCCATCACCAAAGTCTAAATCTTCACCACCAGAACCTCCACCTCCAAATGAAGCACCTCCTCCACCCCCAAATGAAGCACCTCCTCCAGAAGCATCTCCACCCTCTTCACCTTCAGATGGGTTACCACCTTCTAGTGCGGCTTTAAAATCACCATATATTCTATCTACAGTATCAAACATACCAGTATGTTTAATAACACTTGAGGTGTTAGCTAATTCAGCTGAAGCAGCTTTTTCCATTCTTTGTTCAAGTAAATCAGATTTTATTTCATCATTAGACCAACCCAGTATTTCTCTATGAGCACGTGTCCAAGACATAACAGCAAAACCATTTCCAATATCAGCAACAGCATCTTTAACCAACGTAACTTTTTGTTGTAGGTGCTCAACCTTAAGCATTTCAGCTTGGGTTGATGGGTTATTTAACGTTAATGTAAAATTATCTAAGTCCTCATCAAAACCTAATAAATATAGATGTATAATCGCTATTTTATTTAATTCTTGCAACATAGATTGTTGAATACGGTTAATCGTTCTAGAAAATCGGATATCTTGTATCGCTAAATTCTTTCCATCACCAGCAGCTTCTTCAAAACCTAAAAATGGTTTTGGTACTCTTAGGGCTGTAAATAAATTTCTTTGAAGGTACTCTATATCAGAAATCTGGTCTAAATTACTGTTTTTCAAGTAGTTACCAGCTTCTGTTGCAAATGTATGATAATTATGGTATAATTCATCACCATCAACAGTTATTGTTCCAGTATCTATTTTAATGGATGACCATTCAATAATACTTACTTTACGTATATTATCTTCTGTGTCATTAACACTATCATTGTTAAATGTCATCAATGAATCACCAACGACTAAATCTTTAGCTTCAACAAAACCTTTAGTTTTATGCACCCATTTATGGTCGGGTGTTGTTGTAATTGACTGACCATTATCTAAGGTTACTTTCATAACTTCAGTATTCATTCTAGTTTCACCAGCCCAAGTAATAATACCTGAAGCTAAAGCACCTGTATTAGGGTCACAAGAGTGTACCCACATATCTTTATTACCATTGTTCCATTCTGAAATAATTTCATTAAGTTCTAGTGTTCTACCATCTAATAATGGAATCCGAGTATCTAAAGCGATACAAGCACCAGGCAAAGTATCAATCGGGTTAGGAGCATCTTCTGTTCTTACTGGTATAAAATAATCTTGGTCGTTACTTAATTGATGATGTTTTAAATCTATTTGACCAGTCTGTGGGTCAACAATAGGCATACGTTTAAATCTATCCGCTATTGAGTTTACGTAACTTTCTACATCGGCTTCATCAATGTTACCAACATAAATTTTATAAACACGTCTTTCTGGTGCTCTAGTAACTCTATAAACCAACATTGCATCTTCAGAAAGAATTAATTGTTTCCAAATACGTCTTGCTTTCTCTAAAATAGAATTGTGGACAACGATACCATTTGCATAGAAATTATGGTTATCATTTTCAACATATATATCGTATGTTTCGTGTTCACCACTTTCCTCAATTGATTTAATCGGTTCTAAAATAAAATCATTAGTTAACCTATTATCAACAACTAATAAATCACCTAATTTAAAATCTAGCGTATTTTTATAATCGAATTTATTTAATTCGGTATCATAATACATTATTTTATGTTCTTTAGATGCGTCTATAAAATTATGTTCGGTGCTGAGTTTATAAGTTTTTTTATTACCAGAATTAACAGTATCCAATACTTTTGACAATACTTTCACTTGATTAATTACATCAAATGAATAAACCATATCACCAATAACAATATCTTTTATCTCCTTATACCCCTCACTTGTCTCAACGCTAGAATCATATTTTAAACACGTACCGTAAGGCAAACGTCTATCATCCCCTAATAAACGGAAATGAGCTATTTGCCATGAATTAAATTCTATATCACTTCCTCTCCAATAAAATTTGACTTTATCTACAGTTGAGTTTTCTGTATTAGCTGAGCCAGTGACCATTTCAAATAAACCAACTTCTCTACGTTCCATCTCATAATTAGGTAATTGCTTACCACCAACAACCCCTTGTTTTTCATCAATATTTAAAAAAACAAAATTATCACCATACTTACAATTTGATAAAAACACACCAGAATTTATTGAGTATGAACCATTTAAATCTTTACCACAAATTGGGAAATTATGTCTATCGTGTTCTCCATTAGGCCCAACAGCTTCTAGACAATACACATTTGAAGTTTCAGCTAACTTAATTACCGAAACGACTTTATGGTTAATTACTTTTTTTATTAAATTTATATCTTCGGCATTAAACGACATAAGTGATTCACCCACAACTAAACTATCAGCTCTTTTAAATGAACCATCCATAACCATATATTCATGGTCTGGTGTCGTATCAATATATGTTTCATCTTCTAGCGTTACACGATATAATTCACTATCTTCTCTGGTTAAATCACACCATATGATTTTACTAGGTACGATAACTTGGGTCTCATCCTGAATAGCGAAAGACCAAATTTCCTCACCTAATTTAACCCTAACAGATAAGTCTTTTATAGTTGTTTCTGTCCCATCCAATAAAGGGATTATAGAATCTTCTCTAATTGGAGTATTTCTAACCCACATAGGTAATGACGTATGTAAATCTAACCTATTAAAAAACAAATCTTCAAGTATACCCTTTACTCTATTACTATCAGAATAAATATTTAACACCCTACCATTATCGTTAACTGTAGTAGATTCTTCCATCATTACATCTAATGCGGCTGCGATTGTTGGGTAAAACTCCATTGCTTCAAAATCCGAATATGAGCCAATACGAGTTGTTTCATAATTCATAGATTGCTGAAATAAGCCACTCTCAACTTTTTTCCACATCCCACCCAAATATTTATTTTGTTGAGCTTGTAGTTTTGCTCTCTCAAAGTCAGCTTTATTATCTGTTTTTAATATTTCGGTATTACCACCTAAATTATATCTTTGAGTTGGTTGTTTTTGGGTTAATCTATTTGATTCTGGACCAACAATTTGACCTAATCTTTGAAAAATTGTTAATTTATTGGTATTTGCCATTGTTTTTTTTATAAGTATAGTTTATTTTTTAAAAATTTAAATAGTTATTTTATTTTCTACGTCCAAATAACCAACCATATTGACCATTTGGGTCTCTTGGGTTTTTAAAGGTTTCTTTAGGTTTTGAGTATATTTTAGAATCAATAGGTCTAGAGTCTACTCTTTCATTTACTATTGGTTTATTCGAACCACCATTCAACCAAGAACTTAACATTGCTTTGTTTTGTTTCTCCAATCTTTCAAGACTCTTAAATGAATGTTCAGCAACCCATAAAGCCATAGCAATGGCCATGATTAAATCATCGTGAGCACCTTCTTGGTGGTCTGGGCGACCATTTTTGTAAATAAAGGTATTCAGTTCGGTAATCATTCTAGCCGAACGAATTTTTATAGTATTGGTCCTAATACTATATTCTAAGTTTGATATCATAGGTAAACGCACACTTGTTGCATGAAATCCTGGGATTTTATTATCAGAACTACCACTTACAAGTTCTCTTTGTCTAGCTGAAAGTATTTTACCGTTTGAATTGTCGTAATGTAACAATTTATATTCGAATTCAAGTAACTTTAATACAGTTGAAACACCCATACCACCAGTAACATCGACTACTGTATATGCTTTATACTTTGAACCATATTCCTCAACTATTTGTGCCAGTAAATCAGGTTGTATTTTACCTTGATACTCCATAACTTCTTCCATTACAGTAATATCAATAATAACTACAGTAGATTCATCGGCACCATCACCTCTACTTACATCACAATTATGTGTTGTTATATGGTGACACATAAAAGTGTTAGTTTCACATTCAAAATTATAAACATCCCCAGTAAACTTAGACTTGTTTATGTTGTTAACTTTAAAATAAATATAATCTTTATTGTCATCAAAATGACAAGAGTTAATGGTTTGTTTATTATTTGAGTTAAAATCATTAAAATTTAATTCATTTAATTCAGTATCATCAGTTTTATAAATTAGTTTTATTAAATCTAAACTGTCATGACTAGCTAAAGTTAAATCATAGCTTTCTGTCCCCCCCAATTTACCTAAAGATGAAACAACCCCCAATGAAAATATAATATCTTGTACTGACTCTAATAATTCTAAATTTACACCAACAAAACTCAGTTTTAGGTATTGTTTAGTTTTACTCAAACATCCATTACTATCAAAGTAACCTCTAATTAATTCTTTTTTGTTTTCATCAGAGATAAACTTAACCCACTCTGATATTTTATTGTCATTTGAATTTTGACCAAAGTTTTCTAATATAAAATAATATAAAAATTTATAATTAAATTCTATTGTTTTGTTATTATGGCTAAATAATGGTGAACAGTTAAATAATCGGGTTATAATATTTTTATATTTTTCGACATAACCTTTTTGGGTTTTATCAAAATTTAGTGATATTGAATGGGAATCTTTAGTTAACGAACCATTACCTAACCACATACCAATAAACCACCAAAAATCGTTATCGAGTAATGGTGAATCGATATTACAAGGTACATCATTAGTTACTACCCATTTATCTTCATAAGTGGAATTAATTGATTTTTTGTAGGTGTTAGGGACTTTTACCCAATCACCTACTTCAACCTCTTCTACCCTTGTATAATTGAAATCTAAATCTAAATTACTTTTACTAATTAAAATTGGGTGTTCCTTGGTGAATGTTGTTGTTCTAAACGTACTATCCATTTGTATTTCAAATATATCCTCATCAATTACAGGATAAATTTGTCTATTAATTATATTTACGTAATTACCATCTTCACTTACTAACTTATCGTTAATGTCAACATCTTTAATATTTACTAACCCTTTATCAGTTAATACTTTTTCGTATGGGGTTAAACACCCCAATATATATTGGTGTCCTTCAATAGGTTCAGCCCATACCCATATTTCCTTATTTGCACCAAAAGTTGCAATTGGTTCTTTTACGTTATTCTTTTCCTGAAACAAAATAAATTCTTCTGCAATAACGTTACCTCCAGAACCAATGAACGACACATCAAGTTCTTGTGCAATCATTTTTGCGTCATTATTCATACCCATACACATACCTTCATACCAAGTAGAAGTAGCTTTCCAACCATCATCTAAACGAAGTTTATAAGATTCAAAAGTGAATTCATACTCGCTTTCTACAATATCGTCTTTTAACCAACGTAAGTCTTTATTATAACGCAAATCTTCATGCCATTTCATTTCAACAATATTGAAATTATTTTTCTTATATTTTGCTTGGTCGTAAGTTTTATAATATAAAGAATCCATACCATTTGGTGTTTGATGACCTAATATACCATTATAAATAACGGAATGACACCAAAAATCATTAGTTTCAGGTAATGAAACATCATATGTTTTATTTTTAAGTTTTTCTAATTTAGTTATTGGAACCCATTTTGAATCTTTAAAATTAATTTTATCAATTGAATATCTGGATAAATCAAGATTTAAAACATTAATAAAATAATCTATAAATTCATTAAAAATATTTACTGATAAATTAGCTGTTTTGTTTTTATTATAAATTCTAATTTTATTAACTAGTAAACCAGTGTTAGGTAATTTTCTAACTAATTTATGTTCGTTTATGATATTTCTAATTATATTTTTACCGTTTGGTATTATTCTATTATTATAGGATACTAATTTATTTTGTCCTCTTTTTATTTGTTTCCTATTAAATCTAAAACCAATGGTGTCGTAATATTTATCCGCATCAATAGATGTTGATGAAATCTTATAATATTGACTACTAACTTTAACTTTTTTAGTTGGTAGTGTTATTCCTTCTGAATAATCAGTTAATATACCAAGATTTAAAAATAAAAACCTTATTTGTTGAATTAATTTTTTAGAGGACAAATTTATACCTATCGTACCTCTAATATTATCAGAATAACCATCACCATCCATAATACCTTGTAACATAGCAATAATATTTTCACGCCCCATTTCAAGTAAACGTTTAGGTATTAACTTATTTGGGGCTTTTAAGGTTAAATTAAACCCCAAATACTCTAATAAACCACCTAAATATTTAGATGAAATTTTATAGTGTAAATTATCGTGTGATGAATAATTAAACCCAGCATTAGATATGTATGTGCCAACATTATCACCACATGTTATCGTAATATCACAACCATAAATATTTTTTGGTTCATAACTAGACCCTTCTGATAAATATAAACCAATTAGATAAGCTAAATCAGTATTTATTTTATCATAAATTATTTTTGGTTTATCTTCTGTATTTGAAAACTCATAGGTAAAATCAATGGTATCGTTATTACCAAAAATATTAAACGAATGTTGTACATTAACATAATCACCGATTTCTAATTCACTAACCGTAAACCAATCATATTTGTTTTTTTTATTTGAATAAGACCACAATTTATGTGTTTCAGTTGACTCAAGTTCTGAATTATTAGTTGTTAATTTTATAGT